CCTGGTACTTTACCATCTTTGAATTTAGCAGGATTATAAAAAGTATTTGTACTCAATGATTGATCAATGTAGGCAGCCAAGACAGCGGCAGTTTTCAAATAATCAACACAATCGGCCTGATCCCACATCAATTGATAGCGGTTTTTTAATCTACGATATTCAGGAACTACTTGCACAAAACTGCCTGCTTTCGATTCCTTAACACTGATCAACTCCATGGGCATTTCAATACCGTTTGTGCTATTGAGTACAACTGAGCTAGATTCAACAGGAGCCACTGCCATCAGTGTGGCATTGCGTATACCATACTGCAGCATGTTAATACGCAGGCTTTCCCAATCCAATGTAGGGGTAAAATCTGTAAGCTCGTTGACGCCGGCTGATCTACGTTCCCACGGGAAAATTCCTCGACCATAAAAAGTATGCTGACTGCGTTCACAAGCACCGCGTTCTTTGGCCAACTCAACACTCATTTCTGTCAGATAAAATGCTTGATGCTCCATCCAACGTTTGACTTCTGCTAGTGCTTCCTGTGTGCCATACTTGAAGTTACGTTTGGCATGCCAGTAGGCAAGGTTAGTAATACCAACACCCAGGGGTTCAAATTCTTGATTGGCCAATTTGCTTTGTATACTTAGGAAGTCTTGATAACTCAATAAATTACTTAGACTGCGTACCAACACACGGCAGGCTTTACGCATCTGCTGTGGATTTGTAAACGACCCCCAGTTTATACTGCCAAGAGTACAAAGAGCAATACGTCCGTCTGAATCTTCAATTCTTTGGAAAGGACGGGTAGGTAAAAGTATCTCTTGGCACAAGTTGGATTGATATATTGGATCAAGGCTGGTATCAAAAGGCCCTTGATTGATAACATTATCAATGTTGACAAGATAGATACGTCCTGTATCAGTACGTTCTTTCAAGATTCCATTTTTGAATATCTCATCTGCTGATACTGTTTTCTTTTTAATTGTTGGATGCTTTTCATAGTTTAGGTATAGCTGTTCAAATTCTTCGGTGTTGCGGTAGTAGGCCTCGTATAAGTCTGGAACTTCATGCGGATCAAACAACGTGATCATTTGATTGTTTTTATAACGAAGCCAAAACATCCTGTTAACTACCACACTATAATCCATTTGACGCACACGAACTTCTTCAGTGCCCTGATTGTTTTTTAATACAATGAGGTCTTCAAACTGATAGTGCCAAATGGGGAATGTGACTGTACAACTAGCGTTTCTAATACCGCCTTGACTACAACTACGCAGATCAGCGAACCATTTCTTAAGGAAGGGTACCATACCCGTATGTTTGATTTCACCATTACGAATTGGGGCGCCTAATGGGCGAATTCGACCTATTTCCAGGCCAATTCCGGCACGTTTTGACGCATATTTTGCCATCATTTCCCCGGCTGCAAAGATAGAATCCAAAGTGTCATCACTACTAATAAGCACACAACTTGAAAACTGTTTAGTTGTAGTACCGAGACCAGCAAGCACAGGAGTAGCAAGAGTAAAGTGGCCGTCACTCGCACACTCATAGTATTCTTTTACTAATTTAAGTCTTGTTTCTTTAGGCTCGTTATGAAAAGCAGTGGCGGCGGCAATGGCATAGCGCACCTGCGGTGTTTCATATATAGTGCCCGTAGCACGATTTTGTACTAGATATTTTTCTGATAACTGCGCAATGGCAGCATAGTTATATTCTTCGTCTTTGGTATGATCAATGAACAAGTCAATAATGTTCCACTCATCTTCAGTATACCAAACCAATAGCTCAGGGGTGTACATACCCTTGTCAACGTTTTTCTTTACAATTTCATATAGTTTAGGTGGAGTATAACTGCCATAAACTTCTTTGCGTAACATACTGACACGTTGGCGTCCTGCCACGTATTGATAATTCACATTATTGATTTCTGGATTTTCTGTTTCATCTATCAAATCCACCATGGCCTTGAGCAGTAACTCATCTATGGTTTCTGTGGTCATTCCGTCATGTAATTCTATTTGTGCTTTAATTTCCACCATGCTTGGGCTGACCCCATCAATCCCGTTACATGCATGTGCTACCTGTCTCTGTATTTTGCTAATATCTAAAGGGACTTTCTCCCCATTTCTTTTGACCACTGTGATCATATATGTGTAACCTTTTCTAATGTGTCGAGATGATATTTACCGTGGGACTACGACTTCAATTACATTTTCTACCAAAAATGAATCAGGGATAGAATCCAAGGTAACTGGGCCATTATCGTTGTAGTTTATTGCCCACACGTCATCAACACAAACTATATTATACGTTCTATTTTGAGCAGAGTCTACCAGGGTCTTTAAATAAATTACAGATTTATTAAACTTATTTGTGAATTTGAGCGAATATGCCATCATTAGCGCTCTAGTGAAATCATCATACTTATTGTCTAAAATCATTTCCCATGGCGTGGGCCAAGATTTTTGATTATAAGGATCCACTTTGTGATTGTAAGGTATGTAGGGCGCAGAACGCCAAAAATCAGCCACAAGATTTAACGGGTCATGGTTATTCTCCACTTGAGCACGTAGGTGGGCCCAAGTGGACACGCGGTCATCATAGGACTGCTCAAACATTATTAAAAGAACAAACTAGTTTGATATTCAATACTGACTGGCTGTTGACACAGTCTAGTATCGCATACCAAAGTCACAGCATTTGATGTGGTTATGATGTTGGTGGTGAATAGGGGTCTATCTGCTTCTAACAATGACCACGTTTCACCAGGCGTTGTGTAGTCAAATTGTGGAATATTACTTTGTGTGATAATAACAAATGAACCACCAACCTGTGTTACGCTGATAACCAAAGCAGTTTTGTTTGCGTATTTGGTACTGCCAGTGATATAAAAATTACTGGTACCGCCATTAATGCCAACTAGATTGCCTAACAAACTATATGAACTAGCTACCACCAATCTATCTAAGCCGCCACCGGCACTTATTGCCATGTTGTCAGTAGTGGCATCATAAGATGATTGTTGTTCTGTATAAGTGTATGTATCAGATATACTGGTTCCGCCAGCGGCTGTAAGATTCAGTGTCACTATGCCTTTTCTGTTTAACACAGAGCTGGTCATTGAATATTTGAATTCAATATATTGACTTTGATTGTTGAATGGAAAACTAACAATATTGGTCAATGTGTTTATGGGCGCAGGCACAGTGATAGCACTGTTGTCTATGATAGATGTAGATCCTTTGGCTAGAGGATTGTAATAGAATGTGGGATCATAAATGTTAACCGGAGTACCAGCCAAGGCCACATTGGCCATCATGCGTCTATTGAAATAATCATTGTCTGTTCTATTACCAATGCTTTCAAAGTTTATAATAGAATAAGTAGTGGTTGTCACATTGTTATCAGTTATGCGTAGACCGTTACTACATTGATTGAAATAATTATAACTGCTGATATGACTGCTGGGGTAGTTGCTGGGATTTACGCCAACATGAATAGCTTCTTGAACAATACTTTCAAATCTATTTCTTGTAATAATTCCATTAGTAGGTCCGATATTAATATTAGCATCTGAAACATTGTTGTCATAATAAAAATCCACACCTTTTATAGAATGCCCAATTACGTTGTTTTCAATCAGTATGCGACTTGTAGAACCAGTGCTTTCCACACAGGTATTCAAATTGCTGAATTCACAATCTCTAATTTGAATGTTGGCACATAACTTGGCAGCATCTGATGTATACCCGCCGTATTGACCCCGAGCTTCAACACCTTTACCCCAGCCATTATATTGTAGTAGAGAAAACCCCTCTCCGCCCACTGAAAAGTCCATGCTGCCAAAAGTACTGGTTGTGGCAAATGTGTACAGTGAACTGGCTGTGCCTGTTAATGCGGTTATTTTGGCAAACTTATTGGCATAGGTAATATTGCCTGTGACATAGTAGACACCTGAAGCAACATTGAGTCCAATGAATTCTGGATAGACCGCTGTATCAACTACAAACACATTGGGGCCAGAACCATTACTGGCATTGGCATCAATAACAAATGTTTCATATGTTTGAGCGCTGGCTGTTAGCGCACCAAATCCCACGTCTATCACTTCGGCATTGTAGACATTATCCAAACTCAACAGGGTATTTGTACAGGTTGTGCCAGTATTAAACTTCAATGTCATGCCTTCAATATGAATATTTTTAGGTTGAGTCACTTTGCTATTAGGCATATTACCGTATAGATGGCCTTGGCTATCAATAGTTTGAAACAAGTTGGTACTGGTATTGGTCAAAATCAATGTGGTCAATCCCTTGCCTTCGCCAACAAGATTGGTATTGGGTGGAAGGTATACCACATTGGACACATAATAATTGCCAGCAGGAATACGCAACTGGCGTTTGGCATCAGGAATATATTGATTATTGAACAAGTCCTGAACAGCAGTATTTAGATATGAATAAATGTCTGTGGCGGTAGTGCTAGGCTTTAATCCCCAGTCAGTGAGGTTGGCCGAATCATCCAGCTTGGTGGCCATACTGGTCACTGTGGAGTTGATATAACCCTGAGGAAGATTGTCCCTATATTTGTATGTACTGGTACTGGCCACAGCACTACCTGGGGCGATCAAACCAAAGATGTTTACTAGATCATTTTCTGTTAGGATGCGAGTATTATTATTGTCAACTGCTCCGTCAACAATACGCTTACCTATATATAAATGCTCTGTATCCTCGGCCCAACCAAATTCTCCCGAATCTAGTTGTGGCATTCCTGTTTGATTTTCCTGTCCGCGGCGGACTTGAATTTTTGCGATCTCAATTACCGGCATAGTATAATTCCCCTGATATATTATTTATCGATCCGGACCACAACTAAATAGAATGCCGATTTGAACAGCCAACATGTACTTTTACCCAGTAAAAATAAACAATTTAAACGCTTTAAGCGAATGGCTTAAAACTCAGGTGTTACCGCCCAATACCACAGACGGCTTTGTGGGACGAATTCCAAGAGAAGCACAGCATGTTATATTGGAACATTTGGGTGCTGACATGAACACAGTGGTCAACTACAATGTCCTACAGGGCTATTTCCCTAGTTTGGATCCAATAACGATACATTCGGACCATAGCCTACTGGCAGGCAGTGTTTATAGAAGTTTGATTATTCCCATAAAGAACTGTGAACAGTTAACATGGACTTGGTACAGGTGCGTGGACGAAAGTAAAATTTATCAAATGGGTGCCGAGGGTAGATTCAATGTTGTACCCATGATTCCATTTGATGCCGCAGAAGCAGTAGGATCAAAACTATGCGATGAACCGTTTGTATCAGATATATGTACTTGGCACAGTCTGTGTAATGCGGGTTCTGAACCAGCACAATTAATCAGTATACGCATATTGCCATGGGCTCAACAGGATTGGCGTCAAACACCTAGTCTACCACCACTAGGCCTTGATATAGTTTCACTTTAACTCAATAGTTGTCGGTAGCCTTTTAGGCCTGTGGTGTGATATTCTTCTACCTTGTTTAACCAAGCATCTTGCCATTTGTTAAAATCTTGCGGTAATAGATCAAATTGTTGATATTGTAAATCTCTACTACACATAAACACCACACCCCTACGGATATTGGTACCATATACTTCATTATGTGCCAGTATGTAGGCAACTAACTGCATAAAGTAATCATCAACCCATTCTAACTTTTTAGGTTTATTAGTTTGTTTGTGATCCATTACAGCAGGCTCACCTTCAAATACTCCTACCAAATCTGTAGTACCAGAGTATAATCCTGGAAAGTACAAGCTCTGTTCCATGGCCCATACTTCATCGACTTTGCTTAAACCATTTTCAATAATAATATCGGCCATTTTATTGGCCTGTACATGTACTGGATTATTGCCAGGCTGTCGTTGTTCACCAATTAAGAAGCGTTCCAAATTGGCATGCATGGCTGTGCCAACTCCGCTGGCTTCTTTGGTAATCTGTGCGGCATTGGCCTCACCCACACGCTTGCGCCATTCGTTGAGCGCAGTCATGTCCTTGGTAGCGCCAAGGATAGTGGTCACACTGGGCAGTGTTTCTCCGTCTGGAGTTTGATAAACACGTTTTTTTGTAACGGGGTCGTTGACCTGTTTACAGTTTTTGTATTGGAATCGTTCAACGAACGGTGGAGGATTGTAGGTAGTCATAACGTTAATTATACTACCTTAACTTTATAAAAGCAATTATTTGGTAACTTCTTTTGCGGCGTGCGATGCCATGGAATCTAAACTAGGGCCGCCCTTGCCTGCTTTGGGAGTAGCAACATCGCCTTGATCGGCATTGGGATCTTTTACTTTGGTGTTCAAAATAACAGTGCCATCATCTGTTATATCCTGTATAACATCGCCTTGAGGATCAACCGAATTCTTTAATGCTATTAAAGCATCAGGTGTACTGATTCCCAAATTGAATGGCTTAAGGATATTCTGGACCACTGGCCAAGGTAGCTCGCTGGATTGACCTTGCTTGTTGGCAAGGCCCTGCATCACTGCCATAACATCTCTAGCAGATCCTAAATCTACTTCAAATAATCTCATTATTTGGCCAGTTTAGCAATGATACTGTGTGCTTCGGCTAGTCTACGTGCTGTACGTTGTTGACGGCTTTCACGCATTTCACGTCCAGCAGTTACATCGCCACCCGCGGCAGCATCACTTGCGCCAAAGTCATCACCGCCACCCATGTCTGGATTCAAAGCATCTGGCTCGCTGCCTGGAAGAGCTCCGTTATCGCCCACGCCCATATCGGGTTCAGCACCCATTGGGTTTTCTGGCATACTTTCACCAGCCAATGTGGCAACAGCATTGCTGATAGTTTCACGCTGTTGTGTCAATACTTCCAATGTTGCGCTCAGTGCTGGGCTAACTGCTTGTTTGAAAGCTTCAGCTTCTGCCGCACCAAAGTCAGCACGGATGCTGTCTGCTAGTTCAATGATGGCCTTGGTCTGATACTGTCCAACACGTTGCATCCAACCTGTGAAGTCATTGACCATATCGCTGGCTGCTGTAATAGTCTTAGCTTTGCCTTCTTCATCTTCTTGTAACAAGAAAACCAAACTTTCATTTACAAAACGAACATTGTGTTTAAAGTTACGAATAGATTCTTCTAATGTACCTGCCTTAGCCTTGTTAGCACGGATTCTACCTGCTACACGTTCACCTGCTTCTTTGCTACCATAACGCTCCCCAGCATCCTTAGCAATCTTTTTAAACATCTTGCCTGGCTTGCCTTCGTCTTTACCTTCGCTTTTTAAACGACCATCAGCTTCTGCTGACTTTAGCATATCGATACGATCTCTATATCCCGCTGTTCCTGCTTTGATGTCCTTAGCGGCTTTCTTTTCACCTGCCGTAGGATTCTTAATGTGCTTCATGGTAGTAGAGGCCTGATGGCTATCTTCTTGATATGTGCCCATGCATTCTTTACAGTCACAATCTTTGGCATGCTTCATGCCTTCCTTCATTTTGTGTACACGGCCTTTGGTATTGTTCTTAGGAGCACTGCCGCCCATGACTTTTGACAACTCGCTTGAATCAAAATCAGGTTTCTTACTAGATGTATCTGGAGTATCATCATCGCGATCTGGATCACTGCTGGTTGCCTGTGAACCATAGCTTTTGCCCTTGATCACACGACTCTTCATTTCTTCTGTTTCAATTTGTTTTTTCTTAATGACATTGGTTCCAGGAATTTTTGATCCTACAGGAATACTTTTATCTGCTAGGCCGCCCGTTACTGCATTGCCTTCCATGCCTTTTTTATCTTTCTTAATGGCTTCTTTCATTTTAGCATCTTTGGCAGCGCTTTTCATTGGCTCTTTCTTATCACCATTTTTATTTAGGTCCAAGAAATCTGGTTTGGAGCCTTTGGTTTTTTTGGCTTCGTTGAGTTGGTCAATTCTGTTACGTAGTTGTTTCATTTGTTCGCCGAGCATTTCTTTTATCCTTGTGTTTAGCAACTCTAACATTGCCTTGTCTTTTTGGTAGGTTTCGTTGGTTAGCAAATCATTAACACCTGCTGATCCTTCTTGTTGGAAAATACGGGTACGCAGTTTGTTACGGATGTCTTCCAACTGTTCACGATCGTACTTGTTTAAGTTAACACGGCTACCAAATTGCTTCTCAATGTTTTCAAGCAACTTAGCGCTGGTGATATCTTTATTAAAGTCTGTGGTTTTCATGATAAGTTCCAAAAATAGTTTAATGTTATTTATACGATTTTAACCAGTTTCTCAAAACTTGTCATTATGGTATTTTTAAACATCTTGCGTTTGGCCATGGCCGCGCTGTACTTGTTTTGACTGACATCAAAATGAACCAGCGAAGTGTCCTTGCGTTTAACAGCACGTTTATACACCTGTTCTTCGAACTCTGCGTAACCATAGGCACGATCTTGATTGATCAATTGATCATCCTTGGATTTGCCTAGAGCAAGATTGTTGGCTAGAATAACTGCTGTTTGCGGCAGATTGATTTGATCTACCACAGCTTCATGTGTATGATCCAGTATGGTATAAAAACCATTAGTCTTGTGTACCACTGTGAATCGGTCAAAGCTCACAGTCCCATCTGTATTTTCAACAGGGATTACAAAGCCTTTTTGACGTAGTTGCTGTTTAACATTGCGTCCAAGAGTGGCTAGTTTTTTATAAAGATCGTCAGTTAGAGGTTTCATGTAAGTTTTTGATCAGTTGACTACTGTCTTTACTTAGCGAATATACACCCTTGCGGACTAGACTTTGAGCAAGCCAATGATCATGATCATCTAGCCCTGTAAGTGAAATATTGGTGTTGTGTTTTTTAATGAATTGATTTTCTTCATTGGTGATGGCTATGCCCAATCCCGATAATAATTGATGGATTTTCATACTTTTATGGGAGTTTGTGCGTTTTGTTGATTTGCGGCAGCTTGTTTATTTTTTTGCTGACTACTGGCAGCTGTGGCAAAAACAGATTTGAGATTGTTGGCTATGGAGGGATTTTTTTCTGCGGCACCCAACGCTGGCATCATGGCTTTTAATGCTTTTGCTGCCATGGGGTTGAGGTTATTACTGGCCATGGCATTGGGGTCAGTCAATGTTTTAGCCAGTACACTTGAATCAAAATCTTGGCCACCGTTAGCAGCCTTGATAGGATCCTTCAAGTTGTTTAAATTTGATTTGACCTGCGCCAATTGTGCTGGATCAAATGCTTGATCTGGCTGTCCAGGCTTTTTGTTTTGATTTGGTTGTGCGTTGTTAGGCGCAGGGTTGGACCCAGTTTTTGGTAATCCGTCACTGTGTACTAGATCTGTGGTAGACCCAATAGTCCCTATGGCCTCAACCAATTCATGTATTTTCATATTAATGCTTTTGTAAAACGACTACAATTAATCCCAATACGCCAGTAATAACAGTACCTGCTGTACCAATAAGAACCTTGGTCATGCTAGAGTGGCCGTCTTCAATAAGTTTTTTTAAATCACCAAATTTACCTTCAATTGAAGTAAGACGATCATCTAAACTTTTGTAGCGTTGGGCACACAAATCAACATGTGCTTCGAGATTAGTTTTTTCTATATCAATAATTTCACCAGTGGACATCATGTCTCTCCTTTAGTTATATATTACGGAGCCTAAATTGTGCCTTGGTGTGCCGTGATTAATGTGTTTGTAGTGGCAATGTCGTTACATTCAAACATGGCCTTAGCTATATTTATTGTTTCCGTCAAATTTTTAATAATTGGAACACCATTAATGTCAGTCAATAGATACCCTAGAGCGTTGCCTACTGCGTCTGTATACACTCCCTCACGATCTGGGGTAAATGTAAATGTCCAAACCTTATGCTTGCCTTGATAGTCTGTGCCAAAACCCATGTGGTCGATGGCTACTTCTTCCACAGACGGCGAGGATTCATATACCACAATACTGCGTATTTCAGCACATTGAAGCAATGTAATAAAATTTCTATTTTGATCTAATTCTAATTGACTGCCTTGGTTAGGCCTAGATACCTTAGTTTGTGTAATATCTATCAATGTTTTAATTTCTATGAGACCCATAAAGTACCTATTTTATGTATTTATGGTCGTAAAAAAAGGCTCTTAAAAAAGAGCCTTTAGTGTTTTCTAATTTAGAATTAGAATGTTGTTCTAGCAACAGTGGTGTTAGCCATTGTGTAACCTTGATATGTGTTGCTGTCAGCAGCCATCAAAGTTGTCAAGTATGTAGCAAATGCGCTGCCAGTACCTGGGGCACCAAAGCTAGAGTAGTCGTCAGTACCATAAGCACCACCTAGTGCAGCAACAGCGATGTTAACTGTAGAAGTTGTTCCAACTACTGGAGTACCGATAATTTCAATACTCGTCTTAGCTTGGATTTTTTCTAGAGCAACTGCTAGTGGGTTACGTGCGGCAACTGCTGTAGTTTGTGTTGTATCAGCACCGTAGAAAATTGTTGCTACGCCGCCAACGCTTACAGTAGATGTACTTGCTGTGTCGCTAGTCTGTAAATTCCAGTTAGGGAATGTGATTGTGTAAAAGTCTAGTGTAACACCATTCTTGAAAAATGGGGCTTGTACTGCTTCGTTCTTTTTGTAAATTTGTGCCATTTTAGCATCTCCTTATCTTTTTAAAGCTCCACCGCGGAACTTGTATGTTTTTATTTATCCACTTTGAAAAAAATTCCCGGAAACGGGTATTATTCGTCGTCTTTTATATCACCATCGACAACAGTCAAATGCTTGAGAGTTTCTTTGTTGTCACGTAATTTACGGATGCTACGAGTAAATTTGCTAGCATCGCCGCCTCTAATACTATTGATTAATCTACGCTCTAATTCGTATGCTTCTTCGGGATTAAAGTTTTCTTTAATCAAGGCAAGCAAATTAATGGCACTGTTAATAACATGCGTGGCACGGGCTTCAACTATTGCTTCGCCGTTTTTACGTTCTGAAATACTATTGAGTTCTTCTAATAAACTACGTGTGGCTCGTTTCAAAGCAGTTTCCTTATTGTTCTAATATTTAGCTAATTATAGCACAAGTATCTGGAGAAATAAAACCTTGTAAAATGTGCGGTCGCAGTATATACTAGTATAAATACTATCAGTAGAAACCATGAGTTTCTAACACACAGAAAAGGAAACACACAATGAAAACTTTATCAGACTTTATGCTAGGAATTATGGAACGCTTATCAGAGATGTTCCCCGACAGTAGCTATCAAAGCCGCTTAGACGCTTATCTAAGCACCAAAGGCATTACCGATGCCGCACAGTTGGAAAACTACATCCGACACTTCAATTCTCAAAAGGAAACATATCTATGAAAAACATTTTTATCACAATCTACGAAGGTCTAATTAAATGGGCTGAAATGATTCGCGAATATCGTCAAAGTGACGCAAGTAAATACTATTATTAAAATGATTGATATACTGCTAACACTACTGCGCTGGCGCAGAGACGGATGGGATGTACATCCTATTAATTTAGATTCTGAATTTATTGGCTGGTTCTAACGCTGATAAATATTGGCATGAACTTAGTGTATATACACGGCGCAAATGCCACCAGTGAAAGCTTCAACTATATCAGAAGCAAGTTAGGTAATGGTATAGATGTCAACTACGACAGTAGAAACGGGTTTGAAAATAACCTGAAAGACATGCTAATTCAATTAAAAAATACTGAAGATATTTTTTTTGTTGCCCATAGCTTGGGTGGCATATATGCCCTACACCTTGCTAACGCTATTCCTAAACAGGTACTAGGTGCTGTTACCCTAAGCACACCCTATGGTGGCGCAGAAGTAGCAGACTACGCCAAATACTTCCTACCTTTCAGCAGACTAATGCGCGACATTGGTCCTAGTAGTTGGGTAATGAAGCAGTCAGATAAGATCAAGATACAACATCGCTGGACAAATATTGTAACAGTCAAAGGGCAGAGTCCTTTTATGCATGAGCCCAACGATGGGGTAGTTACTATTGCTAGTCAAAAACATCACGGCGATATGGAACTTGTAGAAATAGACTACAATCACTATGAAGTAGTTTTAGCAGACTCTGCGATCAACATTATAAAAGAACGATTAAAAAAATTTAATTAAATTATTCGTATCAGTTTACATACACAGTAGTTGTGTATATACTAAATACTTAGACAGCAAAATTAGTTGCTGTTTATACACAGACATAAACACACAAGGAGAATAATATGTCAAACACATTTAAAGCACCCGTAGTTCCAGAAGTTAAGTTCAATAAAAACGGCTACGAAATCCGTACTGATATTCTTGGTATGGCCAAAGACATGGTAACTCATGATTTTTCAGTTAAGTTCCAAGGTTGGGAAATGACTGCTACCCGTGATGAGAAGACAGGTCAAATTATCAGCAAAGTGGATATGCCAGAGTTTCCAGGACTTGACAAGGTTTTAGAAACAGCAGAAAAGATGTATGCTTTTGTTAACGCTGGCGTTAAGACAAAATAAATATAACTTTAAAATAACAATATCGGGGCATAGCCCTTATAATATACTGTAAAAAATCCCCGACTATGTTCGGGGATTTTTTTATTCTTCTGTAATTGGACTACTGCTTAGGTATTCTGGATATTTTTTATTGAAGTGACGCATGACAATACCAGCAATGGCATGCGCTTGATTTTCATGAGGACTACCAGTACGTCCGCTATCTGGCACTAGTTCATGCTCAGTATCTTGTCTATAGTGTACCAGCTCATGGGCCACTGTACGTAAAATATCGTTGGGATGGCGGTTCATTAGAGCCACATATAATACGTGTTCGCCGTTTTCATATTTGCCAAATGTAGGCTGAGCGGCATCATGTATATGTGGTTCAAATTTCATTTTGGGTAGATTTTTTAATCCTATGTAACGCATGGCCACAGGAAGAAATTTTTCAAACATGTCCATAAAGTTATCTTTATGGTGTTTGATATTAGTACCCTCATGTAACGCAGTATTACCAGTAGGCCCTACATAAATTGCCTTAAAGTCGATGCCAGGATATTCGTTCTTTAATTCTTTGAACACTGATAAATTACTACGGCTGTCATCATATAAACGAATATGATCATATCTACCTGTGTCAGCATACCTACGTACATAAACTGCTTTCTTTTCGGCAGGAATAGCATCACCTGGTAAATTACCAGCACGATGTACATGTACTCGGCTCATGTCTATACCAAGATCTTTGAATGTTTTTAAAAATAAATCTTTATTGTCAAAATCAGCACGAGCAGTCAACATGATTACTTCGCTGTTGGCCGAGTGATTCAGTATGGTTTTTAATTTATGAACCATGGGCTCAATGGGTTTGCTTTCCCTATTGAATTTTTCAGCATCTCTAAATTCGCCAAAGTCAAACTCTTCGCCTGGCTGTAGTTCGTAGTTATTGAATTGTTGATTGGTCAACTCACGAACAACATGCCCATCTCGTACCACTTTGATTTTGGCAGTGGTGTGAAGCAGTGTATCATCGATATCAAAGATGACCAAACTTTTCTTGGGTTGACTGAATTCTTTTGCTCGCATCAAGTATTTATTGAAGTTGCCGGTGACTTTATCCGGCTCCAAGTAACGCCTGGAAGTTCAATTGCGCGGACGCCTATTACCGTTGACATCAACCGGCCCTAAGGTGGGTTCTTCAGGATAGGGAATACCCATCTGTGCTAGTCCAAATCTACTTAGACCCTCATACAGGGCTGAAAGGATTGCGAGGCCTATCGTAGCCATCGTCTTCAGGATAGACTGGATATTCATTGGGATTAGTCTTCAGCATTTGCGCCACATTTTGCTCGTTTAGCTTTGGTCAATGCTCCAAAGTCCACTGGCCATTCTGCGCCTGGTTGCAGTTCTTTCGCACCCACTGGATACGCAAACTTGACACCTGCTGTAAATTCAATCTGCGCAACTGGTAATCGGAACTTGGTCAAGTCGTTGCCTAAATTGGGGTATGGGGCGACATGCGGAAATGCCCATCCGGCTATTTCATTGGTTTGATTATTGATAACAATCTTGTAGAAACCATGTGGAACTACAACTCCATTACCAATCTTCTTATCTAGTGCGTTGTAAACGCCGCCTACGTACACCGTATATGATTGGTTGCGTTGTACAGTCCATCCACGCACACTGGTTTCTAACAATTTCCAAATACCACGGTTCAATGAACCAGCTTGTGGACTCATGTTAGTCATTAAGAAACTTTCAAACTCTACTTGTTGATCCCAAGATAAATCGCCATCTGGTGACATGTGGCCTTTATCATAGCCAGTACCAACATAGTCAGCAGGTGTAGCACCATTAGGAACAGACTGATCGGCAACAAAAGCATTAGTACGAGCCACACAGCCAAGAGCATTTTGAGGAACAAGAGCATAAGTTACATATTTTGGAAGTTTGGCAGCGGCGTCATACCCTACTAGATATGCTTGACGACAGATAGGTTGTACACCTGCTGTTTGTGGGAACCCGTAAGGAGCATGTACTTTGCATGTTTGCGGATCCTGCGGAGCACGTTGAGTCCAAGCATTTGCTTGAGTACCTGTTAGTGCCATTAGAGACACAAACAGGCAAAATAATAATTTTTTCATTTAAAGTACCTTTGTAAAGTTGGTACTTTATTTATTACCTTCTCACAAAGTGATAATCACCATCCGGCCCATTGTCGCAGAATATGCCCTTGCACTCAAATCCCAATTGATCCATGTGTTGAATTATGGTGTCACGTAGTGGAGCACCTTTATTGTATTCCACCTGTTGTAGTTCCAATATAACATGTTTGGCCGACTGTAAAGCAACTCCAGCACCCAACAATACATCTAACTCGGCACCTTGTACATCCATCTTGATAAAATCTGCTGGCGGAAATTGTTTTTCCTTAACCACAGTGTCCAAAGTCATTCCTCTACACACCCGTCGATGTGCCTCAGTGTACAATACATCAGCACCACTGCTTAATTCACTGTTCTCTCTGTAGTAACTGTTACCGCCTGGATTTTCCACATTTTCATAGAATGACAATTCCTTGTTATCCTCGTTGGTTAACAGGCCAATATTGTATCGCATGTTGCGTTCTTTATACAGGAATTCAGTAGCCGACATGGCTTCAAAGGCAATGTATTCAGGTTCGGGCCAAACTGTCTGAGCCGCATCAGTCCAGTGTAGCACACAAGCACCGATATCATAGACGACTTGTGGAACGAAGTTATATTCTTCACGTAGCTTGCGTAGGTAATCCACGTGAGTATTTGGCATTAGTCTATGCTGTCCCAAAAAACGCAGTCTTGCTGTCACAGGATCTTCATCGCTGATTGCCTGAATATTGTTGTCAACTTGGAAAGTAAAACTGCCAATGTGTCGACATTGAATACTAGGATCAGCATAGATTTTAAATCCCTTTTCTCTTGCCTTACGACAGAAATCATTATCCTCACTGATAGTGTGTGCGTGATCAATAGCACTGTGATATTCAAATTGTGGATAACCCACTTCAGCAAACACTTCACGTTTGACCAATACGCAACCAAATCCGCATCCAGCAATTTCAACTAGGCTACGACCTTTCAATTTCTCATAAGGCATGTTACTTACACCACCACGCCCGTTGGGTTCGTAAATTTCTAATACATGACGATCTGGTTTGCGCTGTATATACAAACCACTTACAATGTCCTTGTCATGTGCCAATAACTTTTTAAGTGTGTCACGTTCAAAAGCAATGTCACTGTCCACACTGAACAAATAATCAAATCCGTTCACTGTCCAGTGTGCTATGAGATTACGCACTTGATCAATATTATATCCGTAGAAACATTGGAACTCAGCTATATATCCATCTGGAATTTCTAAATCATAGATAGCTTTAAAAGTTTCTGTTTCAATGTTCTTGGCTGTGGGAATACCAATTAGAATACGTTTGGGGTTGGCCTTGGTGGGCTTGATCCTAACCACTGGAGCTTCCATAGGCTTGTTCATTTCAAGTTTGGCCAGTTCGTAAATTGGACGTTCACGTTCTAGGAAACCATTGGTGATAGTTTGATCCTTGGTAGTGGCCGCAAACTGTGTGTAATGATCCATGTTGGCAATGATGTAGTTTGTGCGACCTCTTGCCAACTGTAGGTCAAAGGCCCAGTTATCGCCAAAGTAGATGTCTAATCCCTGTGGAATAGGTGTCCATACTGCCTTGTTAAAGAAAAACAAGCAGCCATACCCATATGTGTGCTGACCCGTCCAAGGCAAGATATCAATGGTCTTTGTAGTAACTGGTGGTTGTTCAAACACATCAACACCTGGACATAGGCCAAATAGACCCACGTCCTCAGTCATTAAATCTTGTAGACGACCAAACACATCTGTATCAAACACAACATCATCGTTGACAATACAGACGTGACTGTAACGACTTTGCTCAACACCAAAATTCCAAGCAGGATTTACATAGATGTTATGCCCAAAGTCGTACATACGAATTTTGGGATGTTGTAGTCCTGCTGGAGTTTTTGTATTGTCATTGTTAATGATAATAACTTCGCCCACTGCTTCATGATCACATAATATGTCAACAAATTTCACAAACTGATCTGCCACTTTCCACATAGTAGGCACAATCACGCTGTACTTTTGTATACGTGTCTTGGCTAGAATATCATTGGCCGCACGAGTCTGTTCATCAGCATTGACTTTGTAATCGTTGAGAGGACTGATATCATTGTAATTGTAAACAATGTCCTGTAGACATTTGACCTTTTCAGGTCTTGCTTGTTCCAGCGCCGCATAAAACAATGCGCCATCACCGCCAGCCTTGTACCAGTGCCCTGTGCTGTCAGTGAACATGCGATCTGTTAGGCCATTTATCAAATATCGTTTAAATGTTCTTAGATGCGTGTATGGCATGTTCCAATTAAACTTGTGCTTTCGATAGGCTTTGGATTTTTTAATGTGTTCAGGATAGGGCTGGCTGATTAGTGGAATGTTGTCAACCATGCTCCAGCATGAGCCATAGGTAAATTCTGTAGTACCATCATAGATGTTGTTGTAGTAACTGAAAATAGTATTGTCATTTACCAAACTGTCATCGCCATCCAAAATCATGACCACAGCATTGTCATTGGTTATTTTACGAATCATTTCAACTTGGTTACGCGGTGCGCCCTTGTTGACTTCGTTTCGAATCACGCTGAATTTATGAAACACTTCCTTGGGCAGAGCATATACCGCTTCTACCGCACGGTCAAATCCGTTGTCAGTGGAACAATCATCAATTAGAATATGTTTGTAATTGTCATAGTCCTGCTGTGCTACACTTTGGATACAACGTTCGATATAGTCTTCGGCATTATAAAATGTGCTAATAACAACAATTTCTTGTTCAGCACCAGGCTTATAGTCCTCTAGTTCAACTGTATTATGATAACGGCGTCCGTAAATTTTGTGTAAGCGATGATTGATTTTACTGACTTGTCTATAGTCCTCACGGCTTAGATATTCTCCACACTTGCGGAACATGTGCTGACGCCATTGCTGTGCCACACTGTCCCATCCAGCGATGTCCTTGATGATATTACAATAATATTGTTTCTGTTGATGTAGATAGGGATTTCTATAGGCTTCCACCACAGTCTTAACAAACTGTTCCACCTGCTGTGGTGTGTTGATATGAGGGAATAGGCCGTTGGGTTCAACAGCATAGTCAATCAAGTAGCAGGCTTTTTCAATGGCAATTTCTTCCAGGCCACCAAAGCGGCAAGTAACGCTGGGAGTGTTGTACAGTAAACTTTCTAGTGTGCTAATACCATATGTTTCAGGAAAAGCACAGGGGTAAATCATGAAGTTGGCCTTGCTCAATACTTCAGCAATTTCTCGTTGCGGGATGATACCCGTAAACTCAATACCTTTTTCAGCGTTGGCAGGATCCATAGCCATGTTGCGCCAATCCTGTTCCTGTTGATCAGGAGCATCTGCTGAATTGAACTTGTAGTAGCCACCGATGATCTTGAGTTGTGCTTCTGGTATGTGACGTTTGACATGCGGCCAAATCAAGTTGACTAGAGGGATCATGCCCTTGGTAACACTGGCGTTATATACAAAAAGGTTACGATCCTTGGCGGTGATATCCACTTCAGGAATGTAGTTGTAAGCGCCGTTGCGTGTGATGAACACTTTGCGTTTTAGCACTTCAAAATTTCTTCTACGACCATGATCACAGTTCAGCACATAGGTAGTATGCCAATCACTTAGAGTAAAAATGTCAGTGATTCGATCCTGTACAGCCAATTCTTCAATCAAGTTATCGCCCAAACAGAATGTGTCATGCATCCAAAGGATACGCATCTTGGCCTTGCTGAGAATACGATCATACAAGTTCATGCTTTGAAATGGCATGGCTCTCAAGTCATTCAATTCGCCATAACGTTCTGGTGGCACAAACGGAATGATTGTTCTGCTACTGATCACAATGTCAAAAAGATGATCCTGTGCTAGATCATTCACGTTGCGATAAGTTACGCCATCGTAGACTCCAGGTTCAGCATGGTCAACGCAGTTGTTGAACACTGTGACTTCAAAACCCAAATCTGCTAGTTCTTTGCTCATTAGGGTCACAGCACTTTCGCTGCCACCTAGGCCCTGTTTGAAAACGGTTGTACCGTCATATGGAATACCAATTATATCGATGATTGCTAGTTTCATACAGTTAATTATACACTATTGGTATAGTGTGTCAATGATCTTGGAATGGCTTAGATTTCTTCTAAATAATATCCGCAGCCAGCGTATATTTCTCGTTGTAGATTTTCCACAGTTGGGTAGATTTTGCAGCCGTCGAATCTAGATTCATATATTTTACATTTTAATATGACTGTATCTAAATGCTCACAGGGTTCTACGGTATAGTTTCCATTACTGTCAAATACTCGAACTTGACAACATCCAGCTCCGCACTTACTTGAATCACATTTTCCCTTGACTACAGGGTTGATCCAAATTGTATCCATTAAACAAAGGCAAAATAGTTGATGTCAAGCGTGACACTGATTGCGCCACCACTATTATTAGCGTACTGAATACTAATTGTATCTGCGCCGCTAACCCATGCGGCTGTTACACTAAATGCTCGATCAGGCATTACTGTACCGGGAGTAATAATAATTTTATGATTGGTTGTTAATCCAGTTACAGTATATGTTACGGTGGCTACACTGTTTTTAGGGATACTGCCAGTAGCCGCTGATAGTTTGCCAGCATACAAAGTTGTAGCTACTGCAAGGTTGGTTGCCGTGGTAGCAGTTCTTGCTGTGACTGCATTGGCTACTAATGTGCTAGTGTTGAAATTAGTTGTAGTTGTTGCTATCTGTGCATTGACTGCATTGGCTACTAATGTGCTGGTATTGAACCAAACTGTAACAGCACCGGTTGATGCTGATACACTTGTACCTGAACTGCCTGCTAATGTGGCAACGCCAATACCACCTACTACTGAGGCCGCAAGTGTGGCACTAGTTATTGTACCATTGATGGTGTTGGTGAATGTTTTAGTACCGCCAATAGTTTGATCGCCTGTGGTATAAACACCGTTGGTTACTGATCCTGCGTTACCACTAACTGATCCTGTGACTGCTCCAGTTAAATTGGCTGTGATTATATTGGCACTAAAGTTACCACTGGCATCACGACTAACAATAGTTGCCGTAGTTGCGTTGGGAGTAGCATCGCTGCCTAATATTATAGCACCAGTTGATTGATTAACTGTGACATGTCCGCCACCGGTTAAGCTAACAAACGCATTACCACTTGGAACCTGTTTCCAATATGTGCCATCATAGATGACAAAGTCGCCTGCTAGGAATGTCTTGCTACCATCGCCGATGTCACGTGTGCCGCCCACTTCAACAATGTATTCCCAACCTGT